CTTCCCCGAAAGCCTAGCTCAAGAAGAGTCAATCTAGTTGACCTCAACGAGCCTAAGTGCCAACGGAAGAATACGATACCGGCGCGAAACCGGTAACCGTTTCTAAGTCCAGCGACAAACTGCTTGAACTCTCGAGCAAGAGAGTTGACGTACTGAGAAGAACGAAGTCTACCAAAGCGAGGGTAGGAATCACCCGAAGGTGAACTCCTTTCCAACGCAGCAGCGTCGAGTTCAGAGAACCGAAACTGTTGGAGACTGACGTTTTAGTACGCTCAACCTCTAAACCAAGCTCGCCAACGGTACGCATCCAATGGTCAGAAAGCTCCTGAGAGCTACTGAAAAGGATGTCATCCCCGTTGATCAAGCAAGGGATACGCTCCGCAGCTGCAGGACCTAAGCCCCCAGTGCGCATTGCCCAAAGAAAGGCAAAGCGGTTCTGGAGACAAAGAAGAGGGAAGCTAAGAAAACTTCCCATCATCTGTCCTACTCGCGGTTCGATCCCGCTCGGTAATACTGTTTCATGAAACAAAACCGGGCGGAGGATCTTGAGCGCCTCCTCTTGCAAGCCAGCCGGCACGGAAGCCGAATTGGCGAGCAAAGTTCCCAAAATCTTCTCAGCGACTTCTATCGACAACTGGTCTGTTGCCGACTTATAATCGCCGGAAGTCAGGACTTCCTCGTCTCGCCTGGTAAACCCAGCACGCGAAAGGGAAGAATCCGACACGTCGCCGACAGAAAGCCATTTAGAACGGCGAAGTCTGTCGTAAATTGAAGTGTGAAGAGGCTTTAAAAGTAGTGTCTCGCCCGAAAACTTCGTCAAAGGACGAGGTTTGCCAGCGGACTGAACTACCATAAGCTCAGCACATCTTTCGACGCCTCCGGGATAGTACCCACGAAGGGCACCATCCAAGAAGTCTTCATGCTTCCCTTTCCAATCGGCATGACAACCTCCGTGTGAACGGACGTTGTCAATCGTGCCAGACAATCCAGGGGAAGTTGAGAGAACCCTCTCTTCGTAAAGTCCGAGATCCCAAGCCTTAGGAAAAAGGCGTCGGGTCTCCTTCTCTACGAAAGAAAGGTAGCCAGAAGGGAGCTCTCGCGCAGGGCGCGAGAACCCGTTGACCACTCCTTGGAGTAAAGGAGTCTCCATGCACTTGCACGAGGCAGGCAGGAGCTTCTTCACAGATTGCCAGGCCATCCGTTCCTCTTCGAGGTCGGACGGGCAATTCGCAAGAAGTGCTTTGACGGACTTAGAGAAAGACAAACAATTCTCATGGTCCCCAAAGTCGACGGTGGGCACAGGACGTTCAAAAACGTATGCCCAATCT